AGCTATGGCTGACCTGCGTGACCTGGACACTGGCGAGCCGGACTACAAGCGCATGGATGAGGTGGTTACCCGAAACATCGACATCATCGACGCCAAGTTCAACGGTGCCATTCAATCTGGGCTCTCTACCGGCCTGGTTGATCTGGACAAGTTGATTCGCGGTCTGCGCAAAAAGACCGTGACCATCGTCGCGGGCCTGCCAGGGAGCGGCAAGACCACGCTCGGACTGCAGATCGCCCAGCACGTCGCCTGCACGGGGCTTGGCGTTGGAATGGTTTTCTCTCTGGAGATGCCCGAGGAGGAACTGGGCAACCGCGCACTGGCTTCCCTCGGTAGCGTAGATCTGCAGGTGCTGGATAACGGCCAACTGCAGGGTGAGGACTGGCCGCGACTGACCTCTGCGGTCAGCAAGATCATGGACAAGCCACTCTACGTCAGCGACAAGTCCGGCTTAACCGTCGCGCGAATCCGCAGCATCTGCCGTCAGGTCAAGCGCAAGCACGGCCTGGACGTGGTGGTGATCGACTATATCGGCCTGATCGGCTCCGACGGCAAAGCGCTCAATCGCACCGCCGAGCTGGGCAAGATCTCGACCGGAATCGTCAACATCGCCAAGGAGCTTGATGTCCCGGTGATCCTGCTGGCCCAGCTCAACCGCGACTCGACGAAGCGGCCAGGCAAGAAGCCAATCGCTTCTGACCTGCGCGACTCGGGCCAGATCGAGGCCGACGCCCACTGCATCATCCTGGTCCATCGCGACATGGACAGCGAGGAGGGGCAGAACGGGGCGACTGAGCTGCTGATGCCCAAGTGCAGGCACGCGCCGGTCGGTTCATGCGTTGTGCAGCAGCAGGGCAAGTTTGCCCGATTCGTCAACTTTGCGGGCCGCGAGCCCACCCAGGAAGAGGTGGAGATCAACCGCCCCTTCGCCGATCAGTACAAGGGGAGGAAGAACCATGGGTAACGTCACGGCGGCACTGCCGCGCAAAAGCATGAGCGACCTGGAGCGCCGATTCCTGAAGATCGCCGGTGAGGAGTTGGCCAAGGTCAAAGTCGGGGGGCCGACCGCGCTGGCTTACCTGTTGGACATGGTCGCGAGCTGGCACGGCAACCGCGCACAAGTCGGCTTCCATGACTTCGGCCAGCGCTGGCTGATCGAGGGCAACGCCAAGAACAAACCTGCTGACCGGTTGCTGCGTGACCTGTTTGGCCTGAGTGATCCAGATCCGAGGAAAGCCGCATGAATACTAGAAAACCCGCACGCCTGCCGCTAGGCGACACCGAGTACATGCTTGAGCAGTGGGGCTTCTGGCGCATGGATGGCATGGGCGTCCCGAGCTATGTCTCGCCGTCCTGGGCGATCATGAGGGATATGATCCCATCGACAAGTAAGTCCTACGTCATCACGGATGAACTGGCCAGCGCCGTTGATGGCGCGGTCGCCAGGCTTTGCAAGCGAGCACCTGAGATGGGCGACTTCGTTTGGCTGTACTACGCGGCCAAGTGGCCCGCCAAGCGGATCGGCAACAAGTACGAAATGAGTGAGGCGAAGGCCAGGGAGATCATAAAGACGGGAGTCGGATGGATAGACTGCTCACTGGAGAAACTTATCGAAGCTGCTTAAAAAACTTGCACACGCGGAATAGCCCTGTTTTCATGGCACCGTGTTCAGCTTTTCAAGCGCGACACCACATCGAAAGCCCGACCATTGAGTCGGGCTTTTTTATTCCTGAATGCTGGCTTCGCAGCCTGTAGGTTCAGCGGCTCACGTTTGAGTTTCGACTCAGTCGCGCAAAGAGCGAATCAAGGTTTCGCCAGTCCGGGAGTTGTGGAATGTCGTCTCGCTAAGTCTGTTGGCGTAACCGTTATCTACGATGCGATAGGATTTTGGTCCGTCCTCCCACTCCGTTGTGCCTTTCGAGGTGCTGCCGGTCTGCTGCGTTTCTTCGATGATTGTGTAGATTTTTCCAAGATCGCTTTGGGCCTCGAATTGATCGGTTTCCAGTGTTCGCTTAACCCTCATTACAGGCCTCTCATTGACTATAAGGCGCGAAAGATACCCTAGAGGGGTTGTATTAGACAGCGGCACCAGGCGGATTACGCTCTGAGCTGGGTAATCCTTCTAGGCGTATAGGCCGGTTAAATGTCATCGCCCCTTGCTTATGTAGTGGCACTTAGGCATTATTGAGACTGCTTGCTCTGATCAGCTCTCCATTCCCTCTCGCTTGGGAGCTGTTTCAGGGTTGGCAGACGGCCCGACCACACGTTGGGCCTTTTTGATCCGATTGACCTGAGCCCCTGTATTCGTGGCGGCTCTCTCAATCATAAGGATCCACAGAATTCCCTTTGTATCTATTGATACGCTCGACCCTGCCTAGTGCGGGGTTTTTTTATGCCTTCGTTTTGTTGTGGGTAGACCACAGCCAGGGTGGTCCTTCGGGAAGGCCTGGACGCGGTATAGCCGGTAGTCACGCGTGCTACAGAACACCGGTAATCAGCGTGCCCATGCTCCATTACCTCGCGGGTAGCGCTGATGGGCGGCGTGGGAAGACACGCATGTTATGCAGGTTATCGCGCAGGCAGCTGCGCTAAGTCGGTAGAGGCGTCGTCTAATCCCGTGCGGACAATGGGCGGCTACGCGATGAGAGGGCGGGGTATGTGACCCGGCGAGCCGTCCCACTAGAGCTGGAGGATTGCACCAGCCACCTGCACCTATTTCAAAGGCTCGCCATATCGGCGGGCCTTTTCTTTTTCAGCTTCCCGAAAGGGAGGACATCGGATGCTCCTATGCCTGATAAGCCAGACACCTGGGCCAAGGTTTGGCTGGCCCTCTCCGAGCCCTTGTGGCAGGGAGTAATCATGGCAGTAGTGATTTCGTTTCTCCGCGTGCTCTACGACGCCAAGGAAACCAAGCCCTGGCGGGTCATTCTTGAAGCGCTGATCTGCGGTGCTCTGAGCCTCGTGGCGTCTAGCGTCATTGAGTGGATGGAGTGGCTGCCCAGCCTATCCGTCGCTGCGGGCGGAACCATCGGCTTCTTGGGTGTCACCGCCATACGCGAACTGGTGACGCGCTTCATTGGTCGCAAGGCGGATTCGGTATGAAAGCGTTTGCAGCTGCATTCATTGTTGCGCTGGTCGCCTTCCTGCTGATCGGCTTTCAGCAGTACCGATACCTTGACCTTGAGGGAACGCTGACAGTCGAGACCAAGAGTAAGAACGAGGCGATTGAAGCCAACAAGGTTAGCCAGGCGACGATCACCACACTCCGCGACGAGGCCAAGCGCAACGCTGACTATCAGGCCGACCTGAGCAAACGCCTTAAAGACAGCGAACAGAAAGCCCTGAAGGCAAGGAAAGATTTTGAAGACCTCAAGCGTAAGAGTCCGGCTGTTCGCAAGTGGGCTGATCAGCCTTTGCCTGACGGCCTGCGCGGGAAGCCCCCAGCCGGTGGTGGTAAAGGCAACGGCAGTAAGGCTCGAACCCCCTGAGCTGATCCCGTGTGAGCGGATCACCCAGAGCGAAGACGACCTTGCCCTGAATGGCGACCTATGGGCGTTGAAGGATCGGGCAGTGAACCTGCTTGATACCTGCGCAGATCAGGTTGACGCCCAGATCCTCCGCAGCCAGATCAAGTAATCCGCGCCACGTTTTCGAATGCGCCAAATCGTGGCGCGGTATTGGAGCAGCGCATGGCCAACATCAGCCTGATCATCACCATCAAGCGCGCCTGGTGGGTAATGCCGTACATCTACGGCGTTCAACTGTTCAGTGAGCTGACAGGCCTAGATCCCGATTACGACAAGGTAGCGGCCACCATCGCACGCGGCCTGGAGGTTAACGCCACATGAGTGTTCACACAGCAGTGGGAACCCGCATCCACATCGCAGGCCAAGAGCCCACACCACCAACACCACCATCGGAGCCGACAATGACCAAGACCAACCTGCTTGTAATCACCAGTGCCGGCCATATGTCCGATGACCAACACGCCAAGTTAACCGCTCGCGTTGAGGCTGTCGCCAGCAAGGTCGGCGCCGAGGTTCTGGTTCTTGGCCCCGGTCAAGATGCTCGACTGATCAATGTTGGTGTTATGCCAAGCAAGGCAACTGCTGTCGAGATCAAGGAAGGCCTGCGTAACTGCTCTGCATCCCGCGAGGCTTACTGGGCTCATGCAGTTGGCAGCGCTCCGCTGTGCGCCCAGGCCAAGGCATTGAGCCCCATCCAAGGCGAGGCGATCAGCTTCAGTCTCGATCCACTGGAGCAGGCCATCGAGTCGACCGTCCGCGCGCTGCGCGACGAGCATCAGCAGATGGCCGAGGTAGGTGCCAAGCAGGACACGGCGCTGTGTGATCGTCTCGGCTCGCACCTTGATGCACTGCTGGCTATCCAGCTCGAGCAGGTGAGCAGTCATGAGCATCACTAAGGCAGAGGCCGACTACTTCGCCCAGGTGCACGTCCACACCGTTGATGACGGTCGAGGCGCCCGCGAGGTGTATCTCGATGGGGTGAAGGTGCAAGACGCCTTCTTCGCTGACACTCAACTTGGACTGGTCGTTGCCTACTGTGAGCCAGTAGAAATCATTCCGGGAACGGATCGCATCGACAGCTATCACGCCTGGGGTGAGGTTCGTGTAGAGCCCAAGATTGATGAGGTTTGACTGATGGCAAACAACTCGCCCTGGCACCACCTGTACAAGACGAAGGACTGGTACCGACTGCGCCACCACCAACTACAGGCTTACCCGTTGTGCCGCCGCTGTGAGAGCCAAGGCCGTGTCGTCTCAGCCATCATCGCTGACCACGTTAAACCGCACAGGGGTGACGTTGCGTTGTTCTTTGGTGGCGAGCTTCAAAGTCTTTGCAAGACCTGTCACGACAGCGCCAAGCAGCGCGAAGAGAAGTCTGGAGTCATTGTTGGGTGCGACGTGAACGGCCTGCCGATCGATCCGAACCATCACTGGAATCGGGAGTGACGAATCGTCGATCCTTGCACCTAGTTGGTGCGGCACGCCACTGCCCCGTTGGGGAGGGTGAAAAGTTCGGGATTTCCGTGCATAGGACCGCCCTCGACCCTCTTTACGCATAAAGCCAGAATTGGAGAGTTTTTTTGAAGGGAAGAACCCCCGCCCCGACGACCCAGAAAAAGGTCACCGGCACATTGCGTGCCAGTCGGGAAAACAAGCGGGAGCCTCAAGTCGCGGTCGCATCGTACCAGTCGCCGCCACCATCGATGACGGCGGAAGGGCAGGCGGTGTGGAAAATATTCTGTCCGCTTGCGGCCTCGATGGGCGTGCTCACCGAAGCCGACCTTCAAACCCTTGAGCGTCTGTGCGAAGTCGCCGCCGAGGTTCGCCGCTTGACCAAAGTTATTTCCGAAGAGGGTCACACCTATTCGACCGACGCCGGACTGATTAAAGCGCATCCGGCGGTGGCGATGGCGGCTGACGCCGACCGCCGGCTGCTCTCTTACCTCACCCATTTCGGCATGACACCCGCCGCCCGATCCAAGGTCCAGGCCATTGGCGAACCTCCAAGCAAAGACCCGGAAGACGAGTTCTTCAATTGAGGTCAAGAAGGTTTCCTATGCGGTCGACCCAGTAACGGCTTGGGCTCAAGAGGTTTACTCTGGCAAGGTGCTGGCCGGTCCCGATATTCGAAACGCCTGTGGTCGCCACTTGCGAGACCTGGAGGACGGGCCGAAGCGAGGGCTTACCTGGGATCTCGAAAAAGCCAACCGGGCGATCCGCTATTTCAAGACGGTACTCAAGCTCAACGGCGGCGAGCACGAAGGCCTCCCATTCATTCTGCTGCCCTGGCAAGCATTCATCGTTGGATCGATCTTTGGCTGGATGGCGCCGGACGGCTTTCGCCGATTCCGAACCTGTTACATCGAGTCGGGTAAAGGGTCGGGCAAGTCGCCGCTGGCGGCTGGCATTGGCCTGTATTGCCTGACCTCAGACAATGAGCCGCGCGCCGAGGTGTACGCCGCAGCGACGAAGCGTGATCAGGCGATGATCCTGTTCCGCGATGCGGTGGCGATGGTTGATCAGTCGCCGTCGCTGATGAAGAAAATTAAGAAGTCGGGCCGGGACGAGAAGGTTTGGAACCTGGCCTACCTGGCGACCGGGTCATTCTTTCGACCTATCAGTTCCGACGACGGGCAATCTGGTCCGCGTCCTCACTGCGCGCTGATCGACGAAGTCCACGAACACAAGAACAACAAGACCGTCGAGTTCATGCGGGCGGGCACCAAAGGTCGCCGCCAAGCGCTGATCCTGATGATCACCAACAGCGGTCACGACCGTAACTCGGTCTGCTACAGCTATCACCAGCTCGGTGTGAATGTCTGTGAGGCCGGCGCCAAAGGCGTGACAAAGCGGCACCGCCACTTCAACGATGGTTTCTTCTCGTTCATCTGCTCCCTGGATAAGGGCGATGACCCGTTCAAGGATGAGAAGTGCTGGGGCAAGGCCAACCCATCGCTGGGCCACACGTTCCAGCCAAAGTATCTGCGCGAGCAGGTCACCGACGCGAAGGGCATGCCGGCCAAGGCGAGCACTGTTCGGCGCTTGAACTTCTGCCAGTGGGTAGATGCGGCGAACCCATGGGTCGATATCGATACCTGGTTGTCGTGCTGCGCGAAGTTCGATCCCGAGAAGCTGGCTGGCCAATTTTGTTATGGCGGCCTCGATCTTTCGGGCAAACGAGATCTCACTGCGTTGAATCTCTACTTTCCCGAACAAGGAAAATCAATCGCAGAGTTCTGGACGCCCAAGGACACGCTACTTGATCGCGCCGCGATTGATGGCGTGCCCTATGACGTCTGGCTAGAAAGCGGACACATTCACGCGCCGCCAGGCAAGGCGATCAACTACGCGTTCGTAGCAAAGCGGCTGGGAGAGCTTGCAGCCAAGTACGACATAAAGGCACTGGCCTTTGACCCATACCACATGAGCTATCTGGAAGTGGAGCTCGAGGCGCAGGGCATCGAGTTGAACTTGGTTCCCCATGGGCAGGGTTTCCGCCCTGCCCGCGAGTCGAATCTCTGGATGACTCATTCCATCGACCTGGTGGAGGACTTGATCGCTACCGGCAAGATTCAAGTACTTGATAACCCCTGCCTGACCTGGAACGTCGCCTCCGCTGTGATGGAGGCTGACGCGCAAGAAAACAGATGTTTTTCGAAGCGAAAACGAACTGGCCGGATCGACGGCGCGGTTGCCTTGGCCATGGCCGTGGGTGCAGCAGAGCAAAGAACCGTGACGCAGAACCTTGATGACTTCCTCAATCGACCGATGAGCATGTAATGGCAGATACCGACTACAGCATTGACCTGCGCACCCGCAGTCCCTTCTGGGCGCGCATGGCGAGCTTCTTTGTCGGCGGTCGGTTGTCGACGCCGAACAAGGGATCTCAGACAGGACCTGTTTCCGCCACCGGTGAGGTCGGCGACTCAGTCGTAACAGACGAGCGCTCGCTTCAGATCTCGACGGTGTTCGCATGCGTGCGCCTTATCTCGAGCGTCACGGCGTGCATGCCCCTGGACGTTTTCGAAACCAAGGGGGATGACCGTGTGAAGGTCGGGCTAGACAACCCGCTCGCCCGGCTTCTGAAGTATCGGCCAAACGACTTCATGACAGCCTTTGACTTCCGTGTCGCCATGACGATGCAGCTTTGTTATTACGGCAACGCTTATGCCCTGACCGAACGTAACTCGGTCGGCGACGTGATCAGTCTGGTGCCTTTGATGTCGGTGAACATGGACGTTCGCCTTGAGGGTAAGCGCATCGTTTATCGGTACCGGCGCGACACCGAGTATGCCGACTTCAAGCAAAGCGAAATCTTCCATCTCAAAGGCTTTGGGTTTAACGGTCTTGTAGGGCTTTCCCCTATTGCCTTCGCGGCCAAGACCGCTGGCGTTGCCGTTGCTATGGAAGACCAGCAGCGCGACTTCTATGCCAACGGTGCGAAGTCACCACAACTGCTGATGACGGGCGAAGGGAAGCTGCTCACCACCGAGCAGCGCAACCAGGTGGAGGCCAACTTCAAGGAAATATCCGGCGGGCCGGTTAAGAAGCGGCTTTGGATTTTGGAGGGTGGTTTCACTACTCAAGCCATCGGTGTGAGCCCGCAAGACGCGGAAACGATGGCGGCCCGGAAGTTCCAGGTCAGTGAGCTGGCGCGCTTCTTTGGTGTGCCGCCGCACCTGGTGGGCGATGTCGAGAAGTCAACCAGTTGGGGCTCAGGTATCGAGCAGCAGAACCTTGGGTTTCTTCAGTACAGCCTGGATGCCTACTTGGAAATCTGGGAAGGCTGCATTTTGCGATGGCTCATCAAGCCGGCAGACCTGGGGCGCATTCATGCCGAACACAATCGAGATGGACTTCTGAGTGGCGACTCAACGGCAAGAGCGAACTACATGAAGACCAAGGTAGATACAGGCCTGCTGACAATCAACGAAGGTCGCCGCATTGATAACCGGCCGCCGCTCCCTGGTGGCGATGTCGCAACGCGGCAGTCGCAGAACGTGCCGCTTGATCAACTTGGCAAAACGAACCCCGCCCCTAGCGGGGTTTAGTTT